CGCTGGGGCGTATGGCTTCGATGCTTGCCTCCGCCTTTGCCGTGTCTAAAATAATTGAATATGCGGACGCTTATACAAACCTTCAAAACCGTCTAAAACTTATCACTGATTCGACCGAAGCACTTGCACAAGCTACTCAAAACGTCATCGATATTGCCCAAAACTCACGACAAGCACTGGGCGCAACAGGTGATTTATACTTCAAGATTAGCCAAAATGCTGACAAACTAGGATTGTCTGTTGCTGATGTTACCCGCGTCACCGAGACTTTCGGAAAAACATTAGCACTATCAGGCGCAGGCACTCAACAAGCCGAAGCTGCGATTTTACAATTTAGTCAAGCATTAGCGAGCGGCGTTTTCCGTGGTGATGAATTCAACAGCGTGGCAGAAAATGCACCTGCGGCGATGGATGCGTTTAGCCGTGCGCTAGGCGTAACAAAGGGTGAATTGAGAAAACTAGCGCATGATGGCGCATTGACAGCAGACATTCTAATACAAGCGTTAAAAGAACAGTCTGCTGCCGTTGATGAATCATTTAGTAAAACAGAATCAACTATTTCGCAAGCATTCACAAATCTAAAAAACAACGTCATCGTGTTTGTCGGTCAAATGAATGAAGCGACTGGGGCAAGTAAAGACTTTGTATCAGTTTTGGATAGTATTTCGTCGTGGTTAGAAGGTGGTCAATTATTCGATAATGTTATTTATCAAACTAAAATATGGGGTTATGCGTTAGATGATATTGGCGATGTTATTCGCTTACTTGATGCAGAGTTAAAATCTTTAGGTGTTGACAGCGATTCAATCCTTGGCAAAGTTGGTAAAGCATTAAAAACGCTACCTACCGATTTTACGGCTTTAGTGAAAATCGCTCATGCAGAATGGGTTAAGTTTTCCGATACTGTTGCCGAAGGTATGATTATTCATTCTACGCGAAAAAAGGAAATTGACGATGCGTATAATAAAACGATTAGCAATATATTAGGCGAAAGAGACGCTCGGTTATCTGCATCGGATGCGGCAGTAAAAGCAATTCAGGACGAAAGAGCTGCAAAAAAAGCAGCAAGAGAAGATGAAAAGTTTTTCTCCGTTGTTGATGAGTTGCTTGCGGAAAAATCTAAATTATCATCTAAAGAAATGCTAGAAGCTTCACGCAAAAAAGCAGAATCCGACAAGATTGCTAAAAAAGCGGCAGATGATGCGGCGAAAAAAGCAGATCAGTTAAAAGCTCAATATCAAGATTTATCATTGTCTCAATTAGAACAAATTCAATTATGGGGCAAGGATACAGGGCTTGCTAAGCTTAACTTTGACTTAAAATACACTAATTTAAGCAAGTTAGGCCAAAAAGAAAAAGACAATCTGATTTTGCAGCAAAAGAAAATTGACGCGCTACAAGCTGAAAAAGACTTGGCAACTCAACAGACAGAAGTTGATAGTTTTATGGCAGGGCAGGCGCAAGAGCTTGACGCTTTACGCGCACAATATGCGTCAAAGAATGAAATTGTTTATCAGGCAATGATGACGAGACAGTCTATTATTGATGAGGCGTATAATACTGACCGCATGTCAGAAACAGAATTTTATGTTCTAAGCAAACAAAATGAACTGCAATACAATGCCGAAAAATTGGCTATTCAGCGCGATACAATGGCCGAACAAAACGCACTAAAGAATGAAGAATTTAATGCAGCGTCTAACTTGGCAGGGAATATTTTAGAATTAGCTAGGGCAACTGGTCACGAAAATAATGACATAGCAAAAGTGGCATTTGTTGCACAGAAAGCGATAGCTATCGCGCAAGCCATTTTAATGACGGAGCAAGCCGCTTTAGCAACACAGGCAAGTTATGCGATGATGGCTGTTCTTAATCCACTGGCTGCACCTGCTATTTTAGCAGCAGGGACAGCTCATGCAACAGTCATGCGTGGTCTAGGATACGCAAGTGTCGCAGTTATGGCAGCAACGGCAGGAGTTGAGCTTGCAGGCGCACGCGCAATGGGTGGTAATGTGCAAGGTGGCAAAAGCTATCTTGTCGGTGAACGTGGCGCGGAAGTTATCACAATGGGCGGTAATGGCCATGTAACGCCTAACCACAAATTAGGCGGCAATGATTCTAAGATAACGATTGTTAATCAGACTACTGGCCGTATTGATAACGTCGAAGAAAAAACCATGCCCGATGGTGAACGTATTTTGATTATTCAGCAAGCGCGTGATTTAATAGCGGCAGAGATGCGCGACCCGAACAGCAAAACGTCACGCTCTATGCAGTCATCACTCACAGTACAGAGACGCAGATAATGCCTACTTTACCGCGCGACCTTTACCCTGTTACATCGCCAAGCGGATATAGCCATAATTCGGCTGGTGGTGTATCTCGCACTCAAGTTGAAGGGGGTGCAAATAGGTACGCTTTAGATTTTGATAGAGGGGTACAACAGTTTAATGTCGCATTAGCTTGTACTGCAATGCACTACCAAGTATGGACACTATTTTTTTACAACATCATCAAAAAAGGTGCATTATCGTTTGATATGCCATTAGATAGTGGCGCAGGACTTCAAGCACATAGCGTTAATATTATCCCTAATTCTGTTAGCGTAAACGAAACAGACGGCAATAATTTCATTGTGACGTTTCAAGTCGAAGCGGAGTCTAGCGCGTATGATTTTGATGATGGTGGCACTGGGGCAATATTGGCATTATGGGAAACTGGTGCTGATATTACAGAATTGTTTGATCGTCTTGCTTTATTTGTTTTTCCTGATTCCATCGCTTTATCAATATGGGTAGATGGTGACATTAAAGAGTATTTCGATCGCCTTGCTTTATTCGTTTTGACTGAAACATTGGTGTTAGCATGAGTATTGATATTGAGCAACAGCTAAGAGAGTTTTTAGCAAGCGCACCACAAACAAAATACATGATTGAAGTAGTTAGCATTGCTCACTCATCGCTAACACAGACATATCATTTGTGGAAAGAGCCAGCCGATGGCGCGGTAGTCGATGAATCAAGCAATACATTGATAGTGCAATCAACTAATCTCAATGTGGCGTTGGCAGGTAGTCCCGACAATTTAGACCAAAAGTTTAATATATCAATCGACACCACAGACCCTGAAAATATACTACGCAAAGAGCTAGACAGAATCGCGTTAGATACAACTGAAAAAATCATTTTAACGTATCGTGTGTATTTGTCGGATGATTTAACAGAGCCACAGGCAGTCCAACGTCTTCAAGTTGAATCTATCACTTACACACGCGGAGTTGCTGCATTGTCAGCCGTTGCACCTAAGCTCAATGTGACGCGCACAGGTGAGCTTTACACGTTCAACAGATTCCCAATGCTGCGTGGTTTTTTATGATTGAAAAATACCTTGCAAAACATTACGAATGGCCGCCTTGTTGGCAGTTAGTCGCAGACGTGTACGTCAATGAGTTAGGGTTAAGCGTAGATGATTACACGCCTAAAACTGACTCGATGCGCGATGTTGCTAATGCGTTTAGACTGGCTTTGCATGACAATAAACATGGCTTTACTAAGCAGGAAAATGCTAATAATTATGATGTTGTTTTATTGGGCAAAAGTAAAAAAGCTACTCATTGTGGGTTATATTATAACGGCGGCGTATTGCATAGCCTAAAAAATATGGTGATATGGCAGCCATTATCGCAAATTGCAGACAACTACGGATTAATTGAGTATTACCGATATGACCGTAACGATTGACTTTTTTAATAGTCCGTTTGATAAAGAGCCTACATTATTCGTGGCCGAAACAGTCGCGCATTGGATTTTAGAACATAAAGAAGAATTAACAAATTATGCAATATATGAAGGTCAGCCAAGCCTTGAAACGGATATTACAAAGGATATAGAAAAATTAATGTCTAACAAAGGGCATTATGTTGTTTTGTTAAGTCCATCAGCGCCAGTTGTTGCTTTTTTTGTTAAATATTGGGTGTATATTGCAATCACGGCTGGTAGTTATCTTCTTGCAAGTCATTTAGCCCCTTCAATACCTTCAAATATTAATCGTACTCAACAAAGCCCTAACAATGCGCTTTCTGGCAGAACAAACGAAGCGCGTGTATTGCAAAGAATTGAAGATATTTTCGGATTGGTTCGCGCTTATCCTTCGCTCATTCAGCCTATTTACTCAAAATATATCAATAATTTGCAATATGAATATTCGTATATGTGTGTTGGCCGTGGCTGGTATGATATTGCAGACGTTCGTGATGGCGAAACATTGTTATCAGATATTGGAGGCTCAAGTGCAGAGTTTTTTAACCCATTCACAAGCCCAAATAGCGGAAGCCCTTTTCTAACCATTGGTACATCAATTAGCGAGCCTGTCTTATTGGTTAAACGCTCAAATAATGTCACAGGCGAAGTTTTAAAAGGAAAAAATCAATTTGTTTCATCTTATGTCGGCTACATTGATTTTTATAAGGCTTCTGACATTCCGAGTTCTTACGATAGAATCGGAGGGATTAGTGATGAGATTTACGAAAACCTGTCCGATGGTGATGTAGTATCAGTAACAGGAACACCGGGGGCAATTTGGGACGGGAGTTATACGATTCGTTCAAAACTAGGGCTTGGCACAAATGTTCTAGAATTAACAACAGCAACATTTACGCTTACATCTACATCTAGCGGAACATTGGCCGCAACATCTTGGAGTCCAGAATATACGACTTGGGTGACGCTTAAAGATGAAAATATGACTCAAGTATGGGTTAATTTAGTCGCACAGCAAGGATTGTTTTATGATGATGGCAATGGAAAAACATCACTATCTGTTAGTTATGCGATTGAAACGCAGGCGTTAGATGGCTCTTATTTGCCGACTGGTGCAATCACGACAACTACTGGCACAATGACGGCAGCGACAAGCGACGAGCAAGCCAAAACAATTGAGATAACAACAGGCCATACAGGAGCTACACGAGTGCGTGCTAGACGCATAAATGACCATGATTATGGTTTTAGCGGTACAGTTGTTGACGAAATAAAATATCAGGATTTATACGCAGTCACGCCTATTAGCAATAGCCATTTTGGAAATGTAACGACCGTGCAAGTTGTGACAAAAGCGACTCAGCGAGCAACATCGCTAAAAGAGCGTAAATTTAACTGCAATGCAACGCGCAAATTGCCGACATTTAACGGAACTGTATTTAGTGGAGCTTTCGCAAGTGATGGCTCAGTATCAAGCGGTACAATATCTGCTACCAAGTCGTTTATTGATATTTTAGCGGCATTAAGCATTGACTCAAAAATTGGCCAGCGCGTGCTTGCTGATGACGTTGATATAGCTCAGATATGGGGCATTAGAAATACAATCAACACCTGGAATCCTTTATGCATTGAATTTAGCTACACGCTAGACAGCGACAACATATCGTTTGAAGAAACTGTAAAAATGATTGCAGATAGCGTGTTTTGTGTAGCGTATCGTCAAAATGGTAAAATCAGATTTAGCTTTGATAATGCACAACCAACATCAACAGCACTTTTCACGCACAGAAACAAGAAGCCAGCAAGCGACACAATTAGCCGTAAATTTGCAGCAGACAGCGAGTTTGACGGGGTTGAGCTAACTTATAATGATAATGTGACAGACGCACAGGAAACGATTAAATTACCACTATCATTGACCGCATCCAACTATCAAAAAGTTGAATTAACAGGCGTTAGAAATTATGAGCAGGCATGGTATAGAGCTAATCGTAATTACAACAAACTGTTATTACAGCGCGTGAGTATTGAGACAGAAACAACAAGTGATGGTCGTTTGTTGTTGCCTAATCAGCGTATTGATATTGTTGACAATACGAGGTTTGATAGTCAAGACGGCGAGATCATCGCGCAAAGCGGCCTTATTTTAACTCTATCGCGTGATGTTGTTTTTGGTGTCGGAACGCATAGCATTATTTTAATGCAGCGTGATGGTGGGCTAGAGTCAATCACTTGCACAGTAGGAACAAGCGCAAACAAAGTTGTTTTAGCTTATGCACCAAGCGAGGCAATAAATACGATAAATGGTGGTGAGATTGGTGTTAGGACTATTTTTAGTTTTAGCGCGGATAGCGTTTCTAGTGCTAATAGTTATCTTGTTCAAGAAGTGAATATCTCAGATAGTAGTTATGTTAAAGTAACTGCTATTAATTACGATGCTGATTACTACTCAGCAGATACAGAATCAATTCCAAGTCGGAGTACAGTATTATGACGCAAATTACAGTAGCAGATTTAAATAATGCAAAACTTGATGTTGATACAATAGCAGGCATTGCAAACAGCACGGGAGTAAGCATTGTTGACCGATTAGGTGCAACACGCTTAACAGCAAATGAAGCAGTTAGGCGAATGGGGTATCAAGTACCTGTTGCTTACGCATCATCTATTGTTATGTCCACACTCACACAAACAGTTAGTTATTTGGGCATTGTTTATGCGCCATTACCGTCAATGATACCTTTTACAACAAGCGGAACTTTTGAAACCACAAAGTTTTATGTGATTCAAAACAACGAGATTGTAAAAAAATACAATACTTATGCTGATTTATTAGGCAGCGGTGGCGCGATTTTAGATAAAACACGGGCGGACACAAGTGGATATTATTCAGCTGGTGATGGAGGTGGTAATTCGTTTTATTATGATACCACAAGCACAGCAACGCACAACGGCGGCACAATCATCAAGCCTACAAGCGTAATCGGTGCTGGGCGTTGGATTGCTGTTGATACTTCATACATCACACCAGAAATTTTTGGTGCAGTGGGCGATGGGTCAACTAACGATTATACTGCATTGCAAGG